AGGTCTTGTTTAAGTGATTTGATCTCTGCTCTATCTCGTAGCTTCTGCTTACGTCGTTCCCCTCTAGTAGGTTTAGGGGCAGCTTCAGGTTTAGCAGCTTCAGGTTTAGCAGGTTCAGGATCAGCGGCTCTACGACGATCTCCTCCTCTACCAGTAGCAGCAGCCTCAGGTTCAGGATCAGCGGCTCTACGATCAGTACCTTTTGGAGCCTCACTTTCTGAAGTTTCCGCTTTTGAAGCTTTCTCTGAACGAGGAGATTCGCCCCGCTCTGCTCTACCTAAGTCATCCTTTGCCCGGTTTAGTTTTGCCTCTGCCTCAACCTTTGCTCTCTCTGCATCAGTTGCTTTTGTTTCAGCCTTCAGTGTTTCCTCTGCTCTATTGGCCCTGGCGGCGGCGGCTTCGGCTTTTTCCTTAGTTTCGTAGGCCCCCTCGTTTCTCCAACCTTTAGGCGTAGCATCAACCTTTGGCTTAACCCTAAAGACTTTAATCCCCCCAAAGGTCTTAGAAATCATATTCCACACCGCTTTTAGCGCTCCTATAGCCATAATTCTCTCCTAGTAATTATATGATGTTTTATTGATTGTTGGGTTTTTAGATCGGGCACGATGGGAAGTTGAGTACTGCTTCTTGGCAGGAGCTTTTGTGGCTTTCTTCTTGGTTATCTTGCCACCCTTACGTTGCCCACCAGACATTCCAGTCATCTCTTCCCACTCATCCTCATCACGCCTCTTCGCAGAATATTGTCCACGTCTTTTTTGTTTTAGGCTAGGATCAATGATAGTTCCTCTCTTCTTCATTTTATCTGGATCACGCCACTCTTTCTTTCCAGTAAACTCTTCCCTACGCTCGCTTAGTTTTTGTTTATCTACAGCATCTGTAATAGCTGCATTTAGTCTAGTCTTTGTAAGTCCTTCAAATTCTTGTGCATCTGAGACATTTTCACGACTTATAGAAGGTACAGGAGGTTTAGCCCTTGGAACAGGGGGTTTAGCCCTTTGAACAGAAACGGCCCGACGTGGCCCTTTCGGCAGCGATGCCTCACCGGGGAAGCTCATTCCAGACCTTGCAGTTTCTCTACCTTTTTGAGATTCAAATTCTATATCACCCCCGATTTGTGGGGAAGGTACCCTCTCTTTAACCGACGCAGGTTTAAAGACAGGAGCCCCTTGTCCCATTACGGGTTCACCAACTTTACCTGGAACTTTAGGTTTGGGCCTAGGCCCTTCAGCACTTCCTAGAGTTTCAGCAGAAGTTCTTCGGGCAACTCTATCTCTACCTGCCTGTCCAGCCCTCTCAACTCCAACATTATCTGCTCCTGCTGCAACATTTGCCCTAATAGCTTTTCCAATACCTTGTCCAGTAGGACTAGAGGCACCCCTTGGAGCGCCCGCTTCAAGGTCAGTAGTATCGGGGGTGGTTGCGGTTTTGTATGCTTCAAAACTACCATATTTCCTTCTCTCTTTACCGGAGAGACTACGCCAAGCGTTACGATCCTTTCGATCTTCCGCAGCTTTAATAACAGTACCCTTACCTTCTCTTTGTTGCCTTCCAGTAGATGCGGTCAAGGCATTTGTAAAGGAAGCTTCTATTTCGGTAATACCTTTACTATATTTCGAATCCAAATTCCCTGTAGCATGTTTGGCATATGATTTAAGCTGTTCCTTCAATATCCTGGAAGAGGTTCCTATCTCAATACCTTTAGGTAGCTCACGTATGTCTCTTTTATCTCCATGCTTTTTGAGTAGTGCGCTTATTTTATTCCAAGCCTTTGGGAAATCTGTACCCACAACTTTCTTGTCGGATGATGGGTCATCAGCCGCAAGAACCTCAGCCGCAATAATCCCTGGACCTGATACAACCTTTGCAGCACCTCCCAGGGCTCTACCCACTGCTTTTGCAACACCCTTAAGTTTACCTACGGCAGTCGGGGCAGTCGGGGCAGGTTTTGGTGTACTCGTGAGGGGCCGTGTATTGCTCTCGCGCTTACCCGGACCTATTTTGCTTTCGGGGGTTTTAGGATTCTTGCGGGGAGGGTTTCCAGAGGCCTTTTCTGAGGTAATGATTGGTTTAGTGGAGGGGGGTTTTAAAGGTTTCCTTGCACGTTTAGCCGCCTCACGTTTGTTTCCTCTAGCAATCGCTTTATCTACCTCTGATAAAATGTCTTTTTTGTTAGCCATATTCTTGAGTTCCTTTAGTATCCGAATGTTTCATTTCCAGGGGCATATACCTGCCGAAGATTTCTTCCTAAGTCTGAATAGTATGAAGGCCCTACAGGGCGGCTCATGCAGCCATAGCGTAAGGCATCATAAGCATGGTCTTCTGCTTTAGTATCCACGTCTTCCATATTTCGATCATCCAGAGGTAACGCGGGGAGAGTTCTAATAAGGTTCCTACAGGAGGAAAATATCTTCATGTTTGGAGAGAGAGTTTCTGAATTAACAGACAATCTTTTGTGAATTTCTAACTTACCACTGATGCGACTTTTAGGAGAACGATCAGAGGGTCGCCATTTACATCCTTCCCGTATCATTGCTTCTGCAATTGAAGGGCCAACATCTCCTCGTTTAGCCCAGGTTGAGGAATCCAGTACTCCGTAAGATATGTATTCACCCTCTTCCATAGAGATAACCGTCTGGGCAAATATATCAGCAGTTAGTTTTGTTACATATAATTCTCTGTATACCCAGAGAGTGTCGTCATAATCTACAGCAATCCATAACACACATGCAGGAGAAGAATAGCCCCAATCGCAAGTTCTAAATCTAACCCAAGTACTCGGTATCTCAAATGGAGTAACAACATGAACATCTTTGCTAAACTCTGGAAATGCTGCTGAATCAAAAGCATTCCAATCTCCCTCCAAGAACTGCCTACGCTGTATTTCTGGTAATGATGCCAACATTACAAGATAATCATCCGTCTGCATCAGGTAGGGATTATCTTGTAGTTTGGCAGGAATGAAACGCCTGGAGATACTCTTAGTACCTACGGGAGTTTCAATAGTTACTTCAAAGGGCTTTCCGGGGTCTGCGGGATCAACGAACATCTCCTTGACCCAATGTGATCCAATGTTACCGGGATTTCCCGTTGCTCGTAAATACACAGGAATTTCTGGATCAACTGATCGGAGAGACGAACGGAGGAAATTGTAGACTTCGGGGGATGGATACTGGGGTAATTCATCAATACCAATCCATGTGTATGATTGCCCCTGATATCGTAATGCATCCCCCAAAGATTCAGCATAACCAAACTCAACTCTCGCCCCAGAAGGAAACCTCCACTCCTTCTCTTGTTCTCTCCACCTAGCACCGGGGAATGCCTTTGAATATAACTTTAGGGAATGATTGATCATATCCCGTAACTCTGGCATTGTCCTACGAATAAGCAATGCCCTGTGCATCGACTTGTGGCAATACCTTAAGGGATCAACAAGCATGGCGTAAGACTTTCCACCACCCCTAGCACCTCCGTAGAATACTTCTCTTTCACCTGCTGCAAGAAAGTCCGTTTGAGGACCATTATTAGGAATAAAAATTACATCCCGATTTTTTATATACTTCTTAACATTAGGGGATAGATTTTGTATATCATCCGGGGTTACAATATTGGATTTGTTGTTATCGAATTTTTTTATATTTTCTTTTGTGCCATTATAGGAGTTCTTAGCGGTTTGATATTTAATCCTTGTCTTCTCTACGTTGTCTTTCTTTTCTCTAAGGTTTGTTCTTACCGATCTCTTGGCCCTTGTTTCTACACTCAATGCAGGACTTTTACCCTTTGTACTTTTTCGTGGCCTACCACTCGATTTAGATTTAGGTTTAGGAGGAGCTACCACTCCCGATTCAGAACCTTCCTCAGTCCCATTGTCGATAGGGGCCTTCCTGTTGTCTTGTGTAGCCACTCTGATACTTCCTTATATGAACAGTTTTCTATGTATTCTTTAGCTTTCTCAATAGCGTTTAATTCCTCTGGAATCCCTACGATGTAATCTGGATCATCCTCATTTAATTTATAACCATAGGGGATTGTTCTTGCTTTACGCTTTCTCGATTCTGGGGCGACACTAGGAATATTCATTTTAAACCTTCGCGGGGAGAATGAATAATCCCCCTAACGATTGCATATTGATATCAACTTTTTCTTTCTTAACCACACCCACACGATTAAGGATTTCCTTAGCGGCATCCATTCTGGTATTGATGCCTGGAGTAGACCCATCCGCTTCCAGACCACTGATAAGCTGAAAGGCAGCTTGGGGAGAATACAGAGCAAGGACATTCTCTGCCTGATCAATAATCTCATTCTTGAGGGCGACAACAACAGAAGAGAAAGAAGAGGGAGCGTAACCCGCAAGTTCACCAGCGATTCGTGGGTTGCCTTGGGCATCTCCAAAAAGAGCATCTAGGAAGGCGGATTGACGCTCAGTTAGCTCCCTCTTCTTACCTTGTGTCTGGGGTAGTAAGTTCATATCTACAGCCTGAAGTGCTGAAAGTAGTCCTGAATGGTTGGTGTATATCCGCCATTCATTTTTTGCTTATAACCGAAATCGTCTTGGGGCTGGGGCTGTACCGTCTGACAATTACAAGTTTCTGTAGAACAATTCTCACAGTTGCAATCATCGGGGCAAGTCTCGCAGTTACAGTTCTTGCATGTCATGATTTTTTAGTCCTTTTCTTTGGCCTTCCACCCTTACCCAAGTTGTCTGATCTATTCCTGGAGGGGGACATAACAACTAAGTTTGAGTAGGATTTGTTGTGGGGATTATGGTCCTTATGGTGGACATCCCCTTTTAGTTTCTTAACCCCTAACTTCTTTTGCATCTTACGTCTTGCCTGATCAGTGGCAACCCGTTTTCTTATGTTTTTGGGCTTGCCGTGATAGGTTGCGTATTCACGCCTGTAATCCCTAGGCTTTTTACCACTGGACTTTCTCTTACGGGGAACACTCATGCTACAGGATTATTTGCTACACGGCAAACATTTGAATAACCTTTAATCCCAACTTTACCGCCTCTCTTGTAACTTTGGGGTTTGACGGTATCTCCCTTACGGGATAATACTGGAGGTCTTTGAGGTTGTGGTTGAGGCTTTCCTTGAAGCATTCTTGGGTCTTGAGGCTTTCCTTGAAGCATTCTTGGGTCTTGGGGCTTTCCTTGAGCTTGAGGCATTCCTGGGGCTTTGGGTTTTCCTTGAGGCTTTCCAAGAGATGCTATTTTCTTGTATTTGATTTGGTCAGCTTCTAATTTAGAAAACTTATTGATAGCATCTACATTCTTGTTCCTTTTGTCCTGTTGGGAGGGCTGCTTCTTTACACTTGCGGGTCTTTTCTGGACAGAAGGGGGAGATGGAATAGAGGAGGGGGGTGGAATAGAAGGGTTCATTTGGGGTCCACCTAAAACGCCACCGGCGAGATTGCCGCCCATGGAGTTTGGAGTTACTTGCTCTCCCACACGATGCCCTACAGGCCCACCTTTACGGACCTTTTTTATCTTTCGCATCTTGTCAAGTTCTCCACCAATATCTCCTGTGGGGCTGTACTCACGATTCCAGTTATCGCCAAAGCGTTTTTTTAACTTTTTACTAAGGCTCTTCGGAACTACACCAGGAGACTTATCCCGTTTGGCTTGATTACTTTTACGCCACGCATCAAATGATTGGTCTTCTGGTTTAGCTTTCATGATAAATAATTCCAAGGTTGTTTTCGTTTCTTACCCGCTATTCTTTGGCCTCTCTTAAATTTATTTAAAGCCGTAACGATGGCCTGTTCTGAAGTAGAGCCAAGCCTACTCTTCAGCCCTTCCACATTCTCATAATAGGGGCCATCCAAAGGTGCTTTCATCCACTCATCCCAATGCTCTTTAGTCCATGCCATGCTGGATAATTCTCTTGTATGTTGTTGAATTAGTATAGACTAGATATCGTGCTGCCTAGTTTTATATAACTTTTGTATGTGTGCAATGTTGATATAATCGTAGCCTATAGTATATAGTATAATGCCCCTCAAAAATCTGTCAAGTCTTTTTTTTGGATAAATGCAACTTTCTTTGAATAACCTTTAAAAACTGCTAAAAAATAAATAAAAAAAGTATTCATTTTAGGCAGTTTTAAAGGGACAAATAAAAAAAATTTACATTTCTGCATTTTTTACTTGACAGATTTTTGAGAGGGTGTATAATGGTAATACCCCCTTAAGGGAAGCCTATACCCCCCCTTAAGGTATCCTTATAATACCGCCAGGAATACACCCCCCTTAAGGTATCCTTATAATACCGCCAGGAATACTACAG